GGTGGCCCCAGTCGTCCCTTTCGCGCCAGCGGCTCCTTCAGGACCTGTGGCACCTTTAGGACCTTCAGCCCCGGCCGCCCCGGTGCCGCCAGTGGGACCCGTAGCCCCCGTCGGCCCTTTGGCTCCTGTCGCGCCCGTCGCGCCCGCGCCGGTCGCGCCGGACGGCCCTGTAGCACCCGCAGGACCCGTCGCTCCAGTGACACCCGCACCCGTCGCTCCAGTGGGTCCAGTCGCGCCCGTAGGGCCACCGGACGGCCCCGTTGGCCCCGTGGGACCCGTTGCGCCCACGCCGCCCGCACCGCCCACGCTGCCGGGCGCCCCGACCTTGCCTTGGCGTGCTTCCAAGCCCTGCCGGCTCGCGAGCTGCTTGAGCTCGTTCTGGGTGTTGCCACCGAGAGCGGCTAGCTGGCGGATGCGGGTGGGGGGGGTGATCGGCGGCATTATTTTAGATTCGCTATGCTAACTTGATTGAAGCCTGCCCCTTCGAGGACCCATTTATCGCCTGCTACCAACGGTAAAGTAATCGTGCCTGAAGCGGATTCACCACCTGCCGTTTCGCCGCCGTTTACAAAGACCTTTACGTTCCCTCCAAAGTACACGATCAAGAGGCAGGCTTTTTCTGCGGTTTCTACTTTTTTGTACGGAACGGCTCCTATCGAAATGGCATCTTCGTAGCCTCCTCCACCGCCTTTAGCTTCGACAGCCGTTCTCTGGGCCTGTTCGGATTTTTCCCGAGCGTCGTTAGCTTCCGCTGCGGTCTTCTGTATCGCCTTCTTTAGCTTCACCACACCGACTGGCCCGAGCGGCCCATATTTTTCGTGGAGTTCCTTGGGGCTCAGCTTCACCACTTGCGCCGGTGTCAACCCCGCCGCGAGCGCCGCCGCCTGGTCCGCCGCGACCTGCGCCGCCAGCGCTTCCGCTTCCTGCTGCGCCAGTAGTTCCGCTTCCGCCTTTTCTTTCGCCTGTTCTTCTTCGGCCGCCTTGGCTTCTTCGACACTCACCGTTTCTTCTTTGGCCGCTTTGGCTTGCGCCGCTTTGCGTTCCGCTTCCGCTTCCGTCAACGGTTCCGTCGTAGTCACTTCGGGCGGTTCGACCGGGGTCAAGAACGCCGGGACGTTCAACGCGATAGCCATCGTCGGCACACCCTCATCAGGCACATCGACATCAATCCGCACAATCCGGAACCGCTCACTGAGCCCGTTCGGGAACCGCGGACAGTTGAACGGCAGATCCCCCTCGCCCGTAGGAGACTTCAAGAGCGCTTCCATCCCAACGTCCAGGTCGAAGATCGACGGTTCCCCGAACAGCGGCAGCGTCACCACCGGCGCCGTCAACGGGAACGCACGAGTCGCCAGGCTCCCCGCCACGTACGCCTCCAGCACGGCCCTCGTGTCTTCCGAGGGTGCGAGAGCGGTGTGGGAGACCGTCGTCTCGAGCAACGGGTAGCCAGCGACCTGCGCCGGCCCCCACACTTCGCCCCTTGTGCGGATCTCCGTCGCCCCGGCCTGCTCCACCATCCGGGTGGCCTGTTCGGTGCCGTCCTCGTCATACTCCAAATCCAGCGCGTGGGAGAGCTCAATCGTGACCGGTTCGCCTTCCTCCGATCCACGCCGCGGGTAGGACAACGTGACGGTCGCGGTCAGCCTGCCGTTCACGTAGGCGACGTCCTGCGCGTAGTCGATGCCGGTCAAGTAACCGAGTTCCTGAAACTGCGACAGCAGCGAAGCCAACGTCTGCTGCTGCGTGGCCGGCGCCGAGAACGTGATCCAGTACCCAGCATCCGCGGTGGGGCCTTCCGCGACGATCTCCACAGGGATCGAGAACCGCTTGCTGAGCGCCTGCGAGAGCGTGTAGTAGGCCATCCGTAGCACCGGTGCGCCCGTGGACGCCCACGCGTGCCCGTCGGGGTCCACGTACGCCGCGTAGTCCTGCGCCTGGAGCCGCTGCGCGAAGTATCCGCAGAAGTCCGTGCCCGACAGGTCCGCCTTCCCCTGGCTCAAGTGGTACTGCCGGCTCATCGTCCGGCCGCCGTAGAGAAGCACCCCGTCGATATCCACCCACATCGACGTCAGGTTCGGCGCGGTCGCGTTGACCCACGCCGACTTGCGCACCTCGGGATCCTCGACGCTCAGCGAGCCGCTCCACGGCCCCACACCGTTCAGGACTTTCGAGAACTTCAACCCGTTGACTGGCAGGTCCGCGATCTTCGAGAACTGGAGCAGCCCCGCAAACCGGGTGGTGATGACCGGGGGTTTGGTCATTAGAGCTGGTCTGCGCTAGCCCACTGGATCTCGCAGGTGCCAGCCGTCGCCCCAGTGTCATAAGACGAGAACTGGATCGGGTTGCTCCCCGGTATCAGATCCCACCATGTGGACGTGGGTGTAAGCCAGCCCAGCACGCTTTTAGATTTCCCCGTCGCGATGCCGCCGACGTAGTACTGCGCCAGGTGCGGCGTGGCCAGGTCCACGAGGATCTGGTCGCCGGCTTCCACGGTCGGGTGCGCGCCCGCCGCTTCGGCTTCTTCACGCGCTATCCGCGCGAGTGCTTCTGCGGCTTCTTCCGTGACCTTCGATTCCGCTTCTTCTTTTTCCGCTTTTTCACGCGCCGTGATTTCTTCTTCTTCGTCCGTTTCCTTGTCGGCCTTTTCACCCGCGATCCGGCTGGCTTTTTCGCCGGCTTCTTTCTTTTCGCGTGTCGCGAGCGCGGTAGCTTCCGTCGTTTCCCTCGCTTCGCGCGGAGAGATGTAGGTTTCTTTCGCTTCTTCCTTCACTTTCTTGGCGGCGTGTTCCGCTTCTTCCGCTTCTACTTTCGCTTCGCCTTCGTCTTCTTCCGCTTTGACGCGCCTGGCCGCTTCCGCTTCTTCCTGGGCGATCTTGTATTTCGCTTCTTCGAGTTCACGGGCAGCAAGGGTCACCGCTTCCGCGCTTTCCCGTGAAGCTTTCGCGCTGCGTTCCGTGCGTTCACGCGTGCCGAGTTCTTCTTCGGCGTCCGGGATCGCACGGGAGATCGTCAAGAACGGTTCACCCGCTATCGCTTTACTCTTGATCGTCGGGCGCGCGAGCGGACCCGTAAAGACCGCGATCGGCCGCATCTCCTGATTCCCGGTGTTGTCGAGCGTCACCGTGGTCGCCGGATGGTTCGGTGAGATTTCCGTTTCCACGCCTTCACCGTAGATACGCGGGTCGGTCGCATGCAACGACAGTTCCGGTTTGCCTACCTGCGCCGCCGCATAGTCCGAGTCCACCTTCATCGGACGCTTCCGGGGCCTGCACATCACACACATGATCGGCAGGTTCGGGAGCTGAAACCACAACGGGATCTCTTCGTTCGGCCGGACCACCGTCGCCGCCGCCAGTTCGAGCTGCGCGGCCTGCAGCGATGTCCCGTCAGTTTTCATCCACAGATCTAGGATGATGTCCCGGCCACCGTACAGGTCGAGGCCCATCGTCTGCCCGTCATCCCGAGGTAGGTTCACGTCACCGGACCGGATGTCCGCCATGTCCAGTCCCTCTACGCCCAGCACCCCGAACGCCGTGCCCGCACCCATCACGAGCCCGTTGTATTCCCACTGGAAACCTTCGAGCGTCGGCGGTGTGAGCGAGGGGCTAGGGAACATCAGGCGCTCTGAAGCAGGGGTCTGAGGGCTCTGTAAAGTTCCTGCACGACCTGCGCGTTGGGTGTAGCCATCCCGTTCACAGTCAGATTATTGACGGTCAGGCCGCCCGAGCCGCCGGACCCCAGCGACGTGGCGCTCTGCTGCTGCTGTGCGGGTAGCGGCTTCACGTTATCGCGGCCAGCAGCCATGCTCCCGGTCAGCGGGATCACGGCCTCCGGGCCTGCCTCGCCCACGACGGCCAACGTGGGTTTCGTCACGATCCCACCAGTAGCCAACCCGAGCGCGTGTATCGCACCGCCGACAATCCCACCACCGGGGATCAAGCCCTCGATCGCTTTGACGATCGACCCGGGCGCGCTCTCGATACCTTCGACGATCGCTTTGACGATGTTGATCCCAAAGTTCACCATGTCTTTGATGATCCCGACCACCGCACTGCCGAGTTTTATACCCAGCCCGACGAAGAACCCAACGACCGACGCGACCGCTTTACCGACCCCTATCGCGACCTTCGCGACCGATTCAATGAACGGCCAAACCGCTTTCGCCATTTTGATGTACGCGAGCGGAGTAAACCATGCAAGCGCCCCCAAGACGGCTTTGATTTTTTCAACATGCTCATAGTAGAACGCCCCTATCTTTTCCCACAGCCCACTCCAGGACGATGCCGCATTGGCTAGGGCGTTAGTAACCCAAGCGAAGGCTGGCGCTATCGTCTTTAGAAGCGGCGCGAGCCTCATCAACGCCGGCATCATCTTATCGCCTAGTTCGGTGGCCGCGTTGTGTATGTTCGCCTTCATTACATCCATCTGGCCGCTGAACGTTTTAGTCGCCGCGAGCGCTTGACCCGACAGGTGGGTTTCCAGCGCCTTCAGCACTTCGCTGGTGGTGTGCGTGTCCCTGGAGAGTTTCTGCTCCGCCCGCGACAGGTTTTCATGCGCGGTCTGAAGTGCCTGCGACGCTTTCTTTACCGCTTCGGAGGTGCTGGCGGCCTTCTGCTGGTCGGTCGCCAGTTCCCTGGACGCCTTGCCTACTTTCTGCTGGTCGGTCGCGAGTTTCGTCTCGGCGGACGCGACGCCCTTCTGCGCTTCCTCGAGCTTCTTCGCGGCGGCCACGTTCGCTGGGCTATCCTTCGCCGTTTCCTTCTGTGCCTTGTGGAGCGCTTCCAACGCTTCCTTGCTGTGAAGCTCGGCCTGCCTGAGGCCTTCCTGCGCGTTCGCCACCTTGTTCGCCGCTTCGACACTCGCCTTGCTCGTCGGGCTATCTTCCGCCTTCGCCTTGGTGAGTTCTTCCTGCGCTTTCGTTACATCATGCGACGCCTTCGTCTGCGTGTCGCTGGAGTGCTGCTGCGCTTCGGTCAGCGCCAGTTCGGCGGCCTGCAGCGCAAAGGTCCCTTCGAGGGCGGTCAGCTTTTTATCAGCGACTTCGCTGCGCACCTTGTTCAACGAGATTTCCGCCTGCTTGACCCCATCCGCGCCGGCCTGTGCCGCTTCATTCGCGCTTTCTTCCGCACCCATCAACGTCTGCTTCGCTTTTGTTACCGCTTCCGCCTCCTGCTTGGCGGTTTCCGCGACACCCTTCTGCGCTTCTTTGAGTTCCCGTTGCGCCTTGGAGAGCCCTTCGCTGCTGGTTTTGTAAGCGCGCTGCGCCTTGAGCAGTTCTTCCTGCTCTTTCTTCGCGGCTTCACCGACGCCCTTCTGTGCTTCCTTCAAGTTCGCCTGCGCTTGCGTCAGGCTTTCGCTGTCGCTCTTCACCGTCTGCTGCGCCTGCGCCAACGCTTCCTGCGCGGACTTCACCTTTTCGACGGCCGCCTTGTGTTCTTCGGCGCCCTTCGCCTCAGCCTGCACCATGTTTTCTTCAGCGGCCTTCAGCGCCACCTTCGCTTTAGTGACGCCTTCCGTGGCGGTCTGCTGCGCCGAGAGCTTCGCGCTGCCAATGTTTAGGTTCAACCCGAGCTGGATCAGCCCGCGGTTGCTGCCGGCGTTCACCTTCACGAGCGTTTCTGTCGCTTCGGTCAGCCCGATGTTCTTGTATCGTGCAAGGTCAGCCGCGATCCCCATCTCCCGGAAGCTCAACGTCGGGCTCTTCGTGCTCGTGACCAGCTTCGCCATCGACCCTGCCACATCGGTCGAGTTGAACCCAAGATTGGCGAATGACGCGTAGCTCGCTTTCAACTGCGGTTCCAACGCCGCCATCGAGTTACCCGTGTCCGTCATCGCGGTCGCCAACTGCTCATGCGCCTTATCGAACTCATCCGCCGATTTCAGCGCCGCGACACCAATCCCGGCCGCGAGAGCCAACCCGGCCAGCAGGGACGCTTTCCCCAGCGACGCGAAGGAGGACGCGAGGCCGCCGGAAGACTTCTCCGCCTCGCTCTCGGCGTAGCCGATTTTCTTGACGTGTTCGCCGAACGGCAAGCCCATGCTGCTCATCGAGTTACCGACGGCCTCAAACGCATTGGCCATCCGAGAGGAGAACCCTTTGCTGTCCTTCTCGATCGAGCCCTCAGCATCCTCAGACGCCCTGACGGCCTTCTGATACGGCGTCTCGTCGCTGAGCGCCTTGTCAACATCCGCCTGGCTGAGCATCGCCGCGTCACCCACGCCCTGCAACGCATCCTCGATCCCGCTACCGGCACCCTTCACGTCGCTCTCAGCGGCTTTCGCGGCCTCGCTGGTGCTGTCCATGTGCTCGCCGACAGAGCCGGCGCCCACCGCGGCGCTCGCCCCGAGGTTCTCCAGATCGGCGGCGATGCTCGACGTGCTGCCGTGAATGCCGCCCTCGGCGTCCTCGACACCCGAGGTGGCCTTCCCCATCCCGGCGCCCACGGCCGCACCAGCATCGGCGGCGTCCGTGCCGAGCGTCTCCATGTCCTTGCCGGCGCCGCCGAGGCTCGCGCCCATCGTGGACGTGTCGGCGTCCACCGCGGCAGTTGTCTCCGCCACGGCGGCCTGGAACCCTGTCAGCGCGGCGAGACCCTCCTGATCATCTACAAGCAGGCCGACGATGATGGGTGGGAGTAGTGCGCCCTCCGCCATCTCAGACCCTCATGGCCGCCGCATAGGTGTTCCTGGCCAGTGTCCCTACCATCGGCCTCGCCTCGTCGAGAGATGGCTTAACGTACGGCCAGCCGTAAGCCGTCGGGAAGCTGCGCCCCAGGCTGTCCTTCAGCGGCGGGAGGAAACCGAGCTCCTGCCGTCTCGCGTAGACGGTCGTGGGTCCGACGCGCGCGCCGTAGACGCCGCCTGAGTCGAGCGGCTCCGTCCGCCAGGACCGCCTAAGCGTCCCGGACACCACTTTCGTGTGTTTCATCCCCACCTGCTGGATGACCAGCCCGCCCTTCGTCGCGATCACCTTCGACGCCAGGTGGATACGCGCCCTCATCGCACTCAGCGCGGCCTGCAGCTCGCTATCGTCCGCCGGCACGAGCCTCCGCCTTCCGCCTCTTCGCTTCTATCCCGCGCTCCAGGGAGTCCATCGCTAGCATCCACTCGATCGTCACGGCCGGCTCATCGAGATACTCGTCATGCGTCAGGCCGTGGAAGACGCGTCGGTAGCGGTACTCCGCCCACCGGTCCGCCGTGGCTTGGTCGACTTGGACTCCGACTCCGCCCTCGAGCCGTTGTCCGAGGCGGCTGAGGGCCCTGTAGGGCTAGACGCGAACTCGGCGCTCTTAGGGTCCACCGGGTCGAAGCTCGTGCCCTGCAGGATCACGCCGGTGTTCTCCTGTGTCGCGGTCGCCAGCGCGTCATACAGGTTCGCCGGCAGATCTTCGATGCTGTCGGGGCCTGGCACCGGCTGCTCCAGGCTCCAGGACACCAGCGACGCGAGAATCACGGCCCTCTGAAGATCCTGGAAACTGTCCATCTCCTCCAGCGTCATGCCGAGCGCCCCGATGTCCAGCGATTCCAGCTCGCCACGGTCGAGCTGTTGAGCGTTGATCTTGCCCAGCGCGCCGCTCGCAGCAACACCAGCCGAGATCACGGGACGCCGGTCGCGCTGCCGAATGTCCTGGCCCTCCCTGATAACCGCGCTGCCGCCTGGGATTTTGATCGTTCGCATTCGTGTCTCCTGTTTAGGTTTGCGTAGGTTCCAGCTTACCGTGCGCACCCACGGCCAAACAAACGTCCAGAGACGCTAAAGCTTCGGGCCCGAATAGCCGATAGACTCCTATCAACCCAACCGACAGGAGCAGACATGACCAGCACAAAGAACATAGCCCTAGCACTCAGCACCATCGCCGTTGGCTTCGCCGGCCTCACGTCCACCGCGACGGCACTGCCGGGGGTAGGGATCGGCGGCGCACCCCCGAAGCCCTCATCCCACAAGCACGCCAAGGGCGTCAGCAAGGCGAAGTACATCAAGACCGCCGATCGACTCTGCGCCACCATGAACACCGAGTTCACGCCCGCATGGGAAGGCATCAAAGCGGCGATGAGCACCGATGGCTCTGCCGCGGCGGGTGAAGCGATCATGGTCTCAGCGAAGGCCACGCAAGCGACGTTCCTGAAGCTCCGTGCGCTCCCCCGTCCCGTTGCCGGTGGCATTGAACTCATTGGCTACTTCAACGCGGACAGCGAACGCATCGTTGCCTCATATAACGTCGGTGTAGACGAGCACAATGAAGAACCCTTCGCACTTGGCAGCGACGCGGCAAAGGCCGAAATCGCGAAGGTCGCTGCCGATGAAGCGGTCGCGAACTACGGCTTCACAGTCTGCGGCCTGAGCTAGCCCTTGCCCCACCCATCTTCGAGCCGCCGGGGACTGCTCCCTCCGGCGGCTCGTCGGCGTGCCAGCCCTAGTATTTGGTGGGAGTCGCGTTCGCGACCGTGGCGAGGATCGGCGAGACGCCGCCCGCCAAAGCGTCTTCCGCGCTCGGGATCGGGTCGAACTCCAACGGGACCTCCACCCACTCCTTCGAGCGATCGAGCTCACCCGTCGAGAACTTCATCTTGCTGCTGTGCAGGTTCAACGCGAACCCAGACTCCACATCCGACAGCGTCAAGTCGATGCTCTCCAACGTCCCGTTCTGGTAGTCCGTCAGCCATGTCGCCGACGGGTCCTCCAGCACCGTGATCTTCCCCGTCAAATCCAGGGGGCCAGCGAGGTGCTGGTAGAAGTTCTCCGTCCCCGTGATCGCCGGCACGTTCTTCACGCCCCGCTTCAGGTCGAAGCCCCAGTCCACCAGATACCCGATCTGCGTGCCACCCACACTGCACTGCACCGTCCACCCCGGAGGGGCCTCGGCCGTCGAGAACGACGGGGTCGGCGGGCTCGGCGTGATCGCACTGTTCGCCATCCAC